CGCAGTTCCTCCGGGTGCCCGGCAGCCTCTCCCCCCCCCAGCAGGAGGATCTCTCCATGGCCAGGACCGTTCCACGCACCAAAGCCGGCAAGCAGCGCAAAGTGGAGACCGTCATGAGCGAGTTCAAGGCGGGGGATCTCCGCTCCTCCAGTGGTCAGAAAGTGACCAACCCGAAACAGGCCATGGCGATCGGCCTCAGTGAAGCGGGACTCTCCCGCCCGAAGAAAGGCAAAAAGTAATGGACACGACCGCGACACCCCCCGCGCCCTTGATTGTGGCCGATCCCGTCCTTATGGAGACGCTTGCCCAGCTCGATCAGGACGTCAGTGGCGAGGCAAAATTCTGCGCCCAGGCCGCTGAGAGCCTGCGCGCCTTCCAGGCACGCTGGAGCAATGACCACGCGGTGCAGGATGCCTATGGACACGCCATCCTGGCCCTCGACACCATGCCGGCCGTGCTCAGTGGCCTGTTGCGGCGGCAGACGCAGCAACTGACGCAGGACGTGGTGACGGCAGCCGGCCAGGCCCAGCAGACCGCCACGGCGCCGCCCGCGCCGGAGGAGCTGTAGCCCATGGCCGAACCGGAGGCCCCGTATCGCCGTACGGGCCCGCCCCCTGGTCGAGCCAGGGGCAAGCTCTGGACTCCGATCCAGGGGCAGGCCCCGCAGGGATCGGAGGCGGCAGACCGTGCCGCTCAGGCCCGTGATCGGGAGGCCCTGTTGCGCGTGGCGCGTGCCCGCTTTCGCACCGCCGAGCAGGCCGAGGCCGCCTGGCGCGCCCAGGCGCGCGATGATCTCGCCTTCCTCCAGGGGCAGCAGTGGCCCGATGCCGTCGAAGCGCAGCGCACCGCCGATGGCCGGCCCTGTCTCACCATCAATCAACTCCCCCAGTTTGTCCGGCAAGTGGTCAACGAAGAGCGCCAGAATCGGCCCAGTATCACGATACAGCCGGTGGACGACCAGGCCGACGTCGCGACCGCCGAGGTGATCGAAGGCTTGATTCGGCAGATCCAGAACGCCTCGAACGCCGATATTGCCTACGATACCGCCGCGGACAGCGTGGCCGCCTGCGGGCTGGGCTACCTACGGGTCAACGTGCGCTACGTCGGCCCCCTGAGCTTCGACCAGGAGCCCACCATCGAGCGCATCATCAACCCCCTGAGCATCTACCTCGACCCCACCAGTACCGAGCCCACCGGCGCCGACGCCAACTGGGCGTTTATCGTGCAGGTCATGGCCAAAGATGTCTACGAGAGCCAGTACGGCCGCTTACCCCCCGAGGCAAGCGCCTGGGAAACCACCGGCGACACCTGGATTACCCCAGATACGGTGCGGGTGGCGGAGTATTACTGGCGCGAGTGGGAGGGCGTCCGCCTGGCCTTACTGGCGGATGGGAGCGTGCAGCGCGTGGACCAGCTGCCCGAGGGCGCCCCTGTGGTGCAGACCCGCACGGCGCAGATCCCCATCGTGCACTGGGCGAAAATCTGCGGCTATCAGGTGATTGAGCAAACCAGATGGCTCGGCTCGTCGCTGCCGCTGGTGCGGGTAACCGGCGAAGAACGGCTCACGGACGAGGGGCAGCTCGACTACACGGGGGTGGTGCGCCACGCCAAGGACTCGCAGTACGCCTATGACCTGTGGGCCTCAGCCGAGGCGGAAATGATTGCCCTGGCCCCGAAAGCGCCCTTTATTTTGGCCGAGGGGCAGATCGAGGGCTATGACCAGTGGTGGGCCACGGCGAACACGCGCAATCATGCCTATTTGCCCTATAAACCGCTGACCATCGGGGGGGTGGCGGTCCCTCCCCCGCAGCGCCAGACCCTGGAGCCGCCGGTGCAAGCGATTGCCCAGGCACGGCTTCTGGCGGCGCAGGACCTCTCGACCACCACCGGCATCTATCAGCCGCAGCTCGGCCAGCAGGGCCCGCCGGGCGAAGCGGCGAGCACCGTCTACCAGCAGCGCAGCCAGGGGCAGCTCGGGCAGTTCCACTACCTGGATAACCTGCGCCGCAGTGTGCGCCGGGTGGGGCAGATCCTGGTGGAGCTGATCCCGCACCTCTACGATGGCCGCCGCGCTTTACGCATCCTGGGCCCGGACGACACCCTCAGACAGGTGATCGTGGGGGCCAGCTATGTCGATCCGCTCTCCGGATTGCCGACGCTGTACGACCTCACCGTGGGGCGGTATGACGTGGTGGTGAGCGCCGGACCGGGCTACGCCACGAAGCGGCAGGAAGCCGTAGCCGTGATGATGCAGCTCACGCAAGCGCTGCCGGAGGTGATGGCCAATACGGTGGATTTGCTGGTCAAAAACATGGACCTGCCCGGCGGCAAGGCGCTGGTGGAGCGCTTGCAGAAGCAGTTGCCGCCCCAGCTGCAAGAGGGCGAGGGCGGCCAGCCGTCGCAGGCGCAGCAGATCCAGGAGCTGACACAGCAGGTGCAGCAGATGGGCGGGCAACTGGAGGCGCTGAATCAGTACGCGACCATGGCCGAGCGGCAACTGCAAGAACTCACGCAGCGCAACAATGAGCTGGAGTTGCAGGTCAAGGACAAGGCCGAGCAGAACGCCCTCAAAGCGCGGGAATTGGAGATCGAGCGCGAGTATAACGCCTGGCAGATTGGCGTCAAAGAGCAGGAGCTGGCGCTCAAGGCCGAGCAGCTCAGCCGCAATGGGTCGGAGGGCTAGAGGATGCTCGCCTGGCTCTGGGACTGGCTGGGGTGGCTGGGGTGGTACGCCCTGGTGCTCGGCGGCTGGTGGGGCTGGTTCCGGGCGCATCAGCGGGCCGGCCGACTGGATCGCGAGCTGACCCGACTGGCGCACGCTCTGCGGTATACGGACCGCTCCAGGTCTTGACAAGTGCCGGAGAACCTTGTGTAATTAGCCGCAAACTTTCTGCGCTCCCGGTGCCTAGCTAGCGCCGGTTGAGCGCGCGCCTTGCAAGGCAGGTGAAGGTCACGTGACACCTTCGCCTGCCTTTTTTTTGCGCTCGGCAGGGCGCAGAAAGTCCCCCAACGCCTCATAGGAGCGACCCATCCTATGCCGATCACGGTCACCGAACCCGGCCCTGATGGCACGCTGCAGACTGTGGCCGAGCCATCCCCCGACCCGGCTGCGCCCCCTCCCGGTGAGGTGGGCGACCCTGGTGCCTCAGCCCCGCCGCCTGCCCCTGCGCCCCCGGCTGTGCCCGCTCCTGCGGAGACTGGGCAGTCCTCCGAATCAGCCCCGGATGTTCCCGCGACCCCTATGCCCCCGGAGGACCACGACGAGGACAGCCGTGCAGAGCCGATGACGAGCAAGCAAGAGCGGAGTTTCGCTCGCATGCGCCGTGATCGGGAAGAGGCCCGCCGCGACGCCGCCGCCTTGAAGGCCCAGCTCGCCATGCTGGAGCAAGGCTACCGGAAACCGCCTGCCGAGACGCCCCCGGTGCCGCTGCACCAGCAACCCGAACCGCGCGAAGAAGACTACCCCTCGCAGCAGGAGTGGTTCAAAGCCGTGCGGGACTGGGACAAGGCGCAACTGAAGCAGGAATTGGCCCTGGAGCAGCAGGCCGCCCGCCAGCAGCAGGCCGAGCAGCAGCGCCTGAGCCGCCTGCAGGAGCAAGCCACCGCGGCGCGCCAGAAGTATGCCGATTTTGATGCCGTGCTGGACCGCTTGAGCGGCATCTATAGCGCTCCGGCGCTGGATGCCTGCGTGCAGGACAGCGAGCTCGGCGCCGAACTGGCCTACTACCTGGCGCAGCACCCCGACGAGATCACGCGCCTGAACGAGGTGGCGCGCGAGCGCCCGCTGGCCATGGCGCGCGAGATCGGCAAGATCGAGATGCGGCTCAGCCCGCCCCCGAACGGCACCAGTCCCCGTCCGACGCCTCCGACCCCCAAACCTGCCCCGCCGACGCCGCTCAGTGGCGCCGGGAATCCGGGGCCGCGAACGCTCTACGACATGACCGAGGAGGAAATTATGGCCATGTCGCAGAAAGAATACGATGCGATCTATAAGCGCATGTATCCGGATTCGCGGTAAAGGAGGAAAGCGAGGCCCATTGTGCCCAACACGCTGCTCACGATCTCGATGGTCACCCGCCGCGCGCTGTCGATCCTGCGCAACAACCTGAAGATGGCGAGCCAGGTGAACCGCAGTTACGATAATCAATTCGCCCAATCCGGCGCCAAAATCGGCGCCACCCTAAACATCCGGGCGCCGGCCCGCTTTACCGTGCAAAATGGCCCGAGTGTGACGCCGCAGGACTACATCGAGACCTCGACGCCGCTCACCATCCAGTGGCAGCCGGTGGTGCCCGTGCAGTTCACCTCGGCCGAGCGCGCCCTGTCCCTCGACGACTATAGCCAGCGTGTCCTCGAGCCGGCCATTGCCACCCTCGCCAACGACGTCGACCGCAAGGTCTGCGAGCTGTACAGTAGCGTCTGGAATAGCGTCGAAATCCCGCAAGCGACCACCAACTACTTTCTGCCCTTCCTGCAGGCCGGCGCCCGGCTCGACGACAACGCCGCGCCGCGCGACCGCTTTCGCAGTGTGGTGATCGGGCCGTGGCAACAGGTCGATGTGGTCGATCAACTGAAGGGGCTCTTCCAATCGTCCGAGCAGATTGCCAACCAGTACGAGACGGGCACCATGGGCCTCGCCGGCGGCTGGCGCTGGTCGATGGACCAAAACATCGTGACGCATACGGTGGGCCCGCTCGGGGGCGCCCCGGCGGTGAATACCAACAGTCAGACCGGCAGCAGTCTGCTCACCGATGGCTGGACGGCCGCGGCGGCATTACGGGTGCGCAAAGGCGATGTGTTCACCATCGACGACGTCTACAGCGTCAATCCCCAGACCAAACAATCGACGGGCAAGCTGCAACAGTTCGTTGCCACGGCCAACGCCTCGTCCGATATCGGCGGCGCCGCGACGCTCAGTATTCAACCGGCCATCACCGTGACCGGGCCGTACCAGACGGTCACGGCCAGTCCGGTGGATGGCGCCGCGCTCACCTTTGTCGGCACGGCCAACACGCCCTATGTGCAGGGGCTGGCCTTCCACCGCGATGCCTTTACGCTGGCCTCGGTGGATCTCGATCTGCCGAGCCAGAGCGCCGAGGCCAGCCGGGCCACGGATGACCAGCTCGGCATCAGTTTACGCGTGACGCGTCAGTGGGCCGCGCTCTCCGATCAATGGATCACCCGCGTCGAAATGCTCCATGGCGAATCGGTCCCACGGCCGGAATGGGCCTGCCGGCTCTGGCAAGCCGTGGCGTGACGGGCGACGCCCACGGGCGACGCCCACGGGCGACGCCCACGGGCGACGAAAGAGGGAGGTGTCTGATGGCTGAGCGCCCGTCCACGTTGCCCACCTGGCGTTTCTGGCCGGATGGCCGGGCGCGGATCGTCCATACGCTCGACGAGTGGGACGCCTTGGAGCCGGGGCACGCGGACAGTCGGGCGGGGCCCTTTCCTGCCGTGCCGGAGGCCCCGGCGCCGGCGGATCGCCGTCCGGGCCCGACACGGGAGCAGCCGAGTGAGTGGCAGCGGATACGAGATCTCCAGGCTGAGGGGATGAGTCAGCAGGCCATGGCGGAGACGTTGGGGATCAGTCGCGCCAGGGTGCGCCGCTTGCTGGAGGAGGAGGCCCCGTGACCACCGCGCGCGCCCTGATTGCCAGCACGCTCCGGCTGCTTGGCGTCCTGGCGTCCAACGAGCCGCCGACCGCCGAGGAAGCCTTTGACGGCTTGCAGACGCTGAATCAGCTCGTGGACTCGTGGAGCAATGAGCGGCTCACCCTCTACGCCATCGAGCGCCTGGACGTGCCCTTGATCGTCGGCCAGGCGCTCTATACGTGGGGCGTGCCAGGGGGGATGATTGCGCACCCGCGCCCGCTCCAGGTCGAAGGCGTGGTGCTGCGGCTCACCGATCAACCGGATATGGAATGGCCCCTCACCGCATACAGCCAGGCGGAGTATCAGGCGTTAGCGCAGAAGGGCATGACGAGCCTGTATCCGCAGCTGTGGCAGTACACCCCGACGTATCCGCTGGGGGAGCTGCGGATGTGGCCGGTGCCGCAGCAGGCGCACACGCTGGGGCTGTTCCCGTGGGTGCCACTCACGCGGTTTGCGTCACTCGATACGGAGCTGACGTTTCCGCCGGGGTATGAGCGCGCGTTACGCTTCGGCCTGGCGCTCGACCTGGCGCCCGAGTACGACCGTGAGGCGTCCACCGCCCTCGTCGGGGCGTTTGCCCAGGCCTTTTCCGCGATCAAGCGCACCAATACGGTCGTGCCCACCCTGGGGATGGACCCGGCGATGAGCGGCCGGCAGGCCGGGGCGTGGGAGGCGTCGAGCGGGCACTATGTCTGGAGGCGGTAATGGACTTCCAGGGGTTTTGCGGGCCAGGCTATCGCTCAAGAAGCCTGGATGTCAGTCCTGACAGAACCATAAACCTGTTCACCGAGGTCTGCGCCAGCGGCGTGCGTCCCCCGACGCTGGCCCTGTACGGGATTCCCGGCCTACGGCGGCGGGCACACGCGACCGTGGGACCGATTCGCGGCCTCTATACCAGCACCACCGGGCGCACCTTCGTCGTCGCCGGTCCCACGCTATACGAGCTGGCCAGCGCCGGCCCGCTGGTGGCGCGTGGGACGCTCCAGAGCCGCGCGGGGCTCGTCTCCATGGCCGATAATGGCCTGATGGTGGCCCTGGTGGACGGCACCCAGGGGTATGGCCTGACGCTGGCGACGAACGCCTTCAGCGCCAACGCCGACCCGGATTTCCGCCCGGGACGGACCATCGGCTTCCTGGACGGACGCTTCGTCTGGGACATTGCTGGCACCGGCCAGTATCAGTGGAGCGAGCTCTATAGCCCGAGTATCGACGGCCTCGCCTTTGCCACCGCCGAAGCACGCGCCGATCCGCTCGTCGGGCTGCTGGTCGATCACCGCGAGCTGTGGCTCTTTGGCACGCAGACGACGGAAGTCCTGTACTCGACCGGCGATCCCTTCACGCCCTTTCAGCGGCTGCCGGGCGGCCTGATGGAAGTCGGCAGTGTCGGACCGTACGTGGCGCGCTCCCTCGTGGGTCAGGTGTTCTGGGTGACCAGCAGCCCGCGCGGGCACGGCACCGTGGTGCAGGCCCAGGGCTATCAGCCGCAGCGGATCAGTACGCCGCCGGTGGAGTGGGCGTTGGCGCAGTCGACGCGCCTGGCGGAGGCCGTTGGCCTGACGTATGCGCAGGAGGGGCATAGCTGGTACGGGTTGTATGTGCCGGACCTGGAAACCTCCTGGTGGTATGATCTCTCGACGCAGCACTGGAGTGAGCGCGGGACGCTGGTGGCCAACAGTCTCCGGCTCCCCGAGCCGGACCCGGTGTGGTATCCGTGGCGCCCGTACCTGCACACGTTTGCCTTCGGGCAGCATCTGGTGGGCAGTTGGGAGGACGGCACGCTGTACACCCTGGACCCGACCTGCTATACGGATGACACGTTCCCGCTGGTGCGCCAGCGGGTCACCCCGGTGCTCCGGCAGGAGCAGGAGTGGCTGACGCTCCAGCGCTTGCGGGTGCTCATGGAGACGGGCATCGGCCTGGACGGCGGGGTGGTGCCAGGGACGGACCCGCAGGTCCTGTTACGGCTGTCCCGCGATAACGGCCACACGTGGGACAATGGCCGCTGGGCCACGGCGCACCGCCAGGGGCAGTATGGCCGGACGGTGGAGTGGCGGCGCTTAGGGCGGGCGCGGCAGCTCGTGGCCGAAGTGACCGTGAGTGATCCGGTGCCTGTGGCGTTTATCGGCGCATCGATTGCGTAGGAGGTCCCCATGCCCACCACCTTGGCCCCGGTCCTGTTGCAAGCCCCCGTGGTCGACCGGGACACGCTCCGCCTGTCGCGCCCGTGGCTGGCCTGGTTCCAGCAATCGTACGAACGGCAGGGCGGGCAGGAAGCCGCGACCAATACGGAGTTAGCCGGCGGCGTCCTCCTCAATGCCGGGCACATCAGCCAGGTGGAAGACGATCTCGGCAGCACCAATACCACGGTGGAGGGCCTGGAGGCGGAACTGACGGCGTTGCAGGCATCGTTCCTCGATCTCGCCGCCGACGTCGAGGCCCTCACCGGACGGGTGACCACCCTGGAGGGCACGGTCAGCGCGCTGGAGACGAGCCAGGCCGATCAGGAGACGCGGCTTCAGGCGCTGGAGGCGTGGCGCGCGGCGGTGGTGGCGGGTTTACCCGCGGTGGTGAGTGTGACCGCGCTGCCGACGTTGACCGACGCCCCGGCGAGTGCGGACGCCTTACGCGATAATCTCACCAGTGCCTGGGAAGGCGTGTTAGAGACGAATGATGCCGGGTTAGCGACCGGGGTGAACGCGATCCGCAATGCGCTGGCGGCGTGAGCCATGGTGCGTATCTGGGATCTCGTCAGGCCGCTGGTGACGTGGAGCCGGGCGGAGCGCGAGCGGCGGTTGTTTCACGTGTGTGTGCAGGTGCAGGCGCGGCTCCTGGCGCGCTATCCGGACTATCACACGACGGAGGTCTACGTGATCCCCCCCGCGGTGGCTGCCGAGGTGCAGACGATGCTCACGACCCTGGTGCCCCGCACGGACGCCCTGGCCCGCCGGGAGCAGATCCTGGCCTTTGAAGCCACGCTCCGGCAGCATCCCCGGGCCGTGCACGGCGATAGCGAGCAGTTTCCTCTGACGCACTATTTCGCGCCAGGCATGTACTTGCGGGCGATCCAGATTCCGGCGGGATCGCTGCTGGTGGGGAAGATCCACAAGCAGGCGCACCTGGTGGTGCTCCTGCAAGGCGCCCTGCGGCTCTATACCGAGGCCGGGGGGCTCCAGGAGGTGCGTGCGCCGCAGGTGCTCCAGTCGCCGGCCGGCGCCAAACGCGCCGCGCTGGCCCTGGAAGATACGGTCTGGGTGACCTGTCACGCCAACCCGTCCGACACCCAGGATCTGGCGGCGTTGGAAGCCGAGATCATTGCCCCCTCATTTGCCGCCTATGCGGCGTGGCGGACGGCGCTGGACGCCGGAGAGCCCTGGCCTGAACGCAAAGGAGACGATGGATGTCATTTCTTGCCGCGGCCGTAGCCGGCGGTGTGGCGATAGCGGGTGCGGTGGCAACCTCCGCCATCCAGTCGAGTGCCGCCAAAAAGGCCGCCAAAATGCAGGCCGAGTCCGCCGATGAGGCGACCGCCCTGCAACGCGAGATGTGGGCGCAAGGGCGCGCCGACCTGGCGCCGTGGCGCGAAGCCGGGGCATGGGCCCTGCCGCGCCTGCAACAGATGATCACGCAGGGGCCCGGGCAGCCGTTTCAGGCGCCGCGCGGGCTCGATCCGCGGCAGTACACCTTCGTGCCCCCGACCGCCGCGACGCTCCAACAGGACCCCGGCTTCCAGTTCCGCCTCCAGACGGGGATGCAAGCCCTCGAAGGCAGTGCCGCGGCGCGCGGCGGGCTGCTCAGTGGCGGGGCCCTGCGCGGGGCGCTGGACCTCGGCCAGCAGATGGGCAGCCAGGAGTACGGCGCGGCATACGGGCGCGCCCTGGGACAGAATGAACTGCGCTATGGCCGGGCGCTGACG